AGCCAGAGTGTTTTGGTCGTCGGTGAAATAAACGGTCATTTGACCCGTTCCTGAAGCGTATCCGCTTTGAACCTTACGGAAAGCGGCGTACTTAGAACTCGTGCCAGTGCCTACTCCGCAGGGGAGGGTAGTTACGTCGATCTCTTCTCTAGAAATTTCTAGGGAAAATTCGCGTACCGCACAGACAGCACCGTAGGGATAGTAAGAAATACCTACGTGGGCCGGGGAAGGACTGTCCGCTGATCCCGTGCCACCGTCGCCATCAAGGGTGATGGCTGTTCCACCTTGAGTCGTAGCGACTGAGATCGTGGTGCGATCAGCAGCAATTGCGACTACCCAGTAAATGGTGTAGACAGCAGGATCGGTCTCAGGAGTGGAAGCTGTTAGAGCAGTGTCTAAGTTCCCTCCTTGTTCTTCCTGGAAAATGACGGTATCGCCAACGCGATAGTCATTATCCGTAGGCACCGTGATCAGATCACCGGCAGGAAAGTCGGTGAAGTCCTGCAGGCAATAAGACGTACCAGCGGGAGTGAACCATATAGAGCCGGACTGGCCCGTTAAGGCTGTCGAGCTGCATGAAACAGGCATGTGTTTCTGCCTCGATAACAAATGATTGGGTGGGGGTGTTCTAGGCGGGGGCTCCTAGTCAAGGGCACGGCCCTATTAGGGGTACTCTAAGGCCCTTCCCAGTCAGCGATGATATTGCTACTGATAGATGTGTAAAAGAAAGGGGTGTCATTCAAAGCTGTGAAGTCCGGACCAGCGATAGGTCCTATGGTTCCTAAAACTCCGTATGTACGCGCTGCTGGTCTAACGGTTAAACCGTTTAACGCAGACATGAATTGGGTCATTATGTCTTGAGATTGACCGGCACCAATGCCTTTCATAGTGTAGTAACCAATTGTGAAAACGCCTCTTACTAGTTCTAAGTTTCCGCATAGTCCAGCTATTGTGGTCGTGGAAAAAGTTAGATCTAGCTGGACCCATTCACTTATTGCGTCTCCACCTGCTGCTAGTTGGTTAGCCCCTAATACCTCTAGATTTTCTGCTGCGCAGATATCACGGATCGGGGTTTCGTAGTAACGGCGGATATTTTGGAGAGTCATGAGAAGTTCTTAGTGACGCGGGGGTCGGCCTTCAGCACACTTGTAACAGTAGCTTGCAGCGTACTTCTAAAGAAACTCGATAAATAGCCTCGATACCAATCCCATCCAGCGGTTTCATTGCCGCCTCCTTTTATACGACCTACAACTAAGTCTTGCGCTACGGCTCTATATGTAGTTTGGTTTCCGATTGTGTAGTTACTGACTGAAGTTCCTGTTTGGTAACGTGTCACCGAAGGCGGTGTTATCAGTTTTGGAGTTCTCGCCACTGGAGGGGGTTCGGCAGGAGGCGCAATAATCATGGGAATAGAAACGTTTCCTGCTACACCTACCCACGAGCGCTCAAAAGTTCCGCTCCAGTAAGGGCCTTGTTCCTTTAAATCATGAATGACTTTATAAGTTGCATTCTCTAAAATGCATCCCTTGGCCGTCTCTACATATTTACGCAGATTTTTAAGTTTGGTTGTCATTGAGGTCTAGCCGTTACGACAAAGAAAACTGGATCCTCTCCTCGGTAAGTTTTTGGATCGATTACTTTCATGACTTGGGTTTGACCCGCTGTCGGTACTTCGAAATAATCCGATGCTGTTATGTACGATCCACCGATTTGGCCTGGGTTGATCAGGATTTTTACGTCGTCCTTTTGATATAGGCCCCCTTGCTCCTCGATGTCTAGTTCGCAGATAACGATCTTTACGTCAAAGCGCGTCTCTGATGGAGTGATGACACCTGTTTCTGGGTTATAGGTATCAGCTCCCGCTTTTACAAATACGGCAGGAGATCCCCACTCCTGGATCAGAGGACCGGGGATGGGACCAAAAACGGTATCGACTTTGCTCATTAGTTACGCACCAACTTGATTTGGCGGGTGGCACCTATGCCTGCGTACCAGCAACCTAGAAGTGGACGCAGCCAGGGGAAGTCGCGGAAGATTAAAGGGTCAGAGCAATCATTACAACTGCTGTGTTCGGCATATTCTTCGTACTCAACTTCTAAAACATCGAGTTTTTGACGTTTTACATAAACCCCTTCGGCAGGACCAGAGGTTGGAACGATGGGGATTACGGCAGAAGGGTTGAGTAGGAATTGAAACGCTAGTTCGATTTGAGCTGTTTTGATTTGTGGGGGGATTGCGCCGCATGATGCTTTTACACCATCACATACAGCGTCATAGCGTGGCCATGCTAAAGCTTGGGGAATGTCCGCGTCGTCAGTAGATGGATCGCACCGAAGACCTACCCACATAAGGCTTTCGAGCCAGCGCACTCCTTGGTATAAGGCGATTGTTTTTTGATCGTCTGTGTAGGTAGCCCATTGAGTCTCCCATGGTTGAGACTCGGCAAAAGTATTGGCGTCCGCAAGGGTGACGTAGCTGTTGGAGGCGGATCCTCCAAGCGTGGCATCGATGGCTGCGGTCATGGCCTGAACCTAGTGGCTTCAGTCTAGATCAAAGAAAAAGCCCCGTATGTACCTCTACTACGGGGCTTCTTCATAGAGGCATCTGCTCCTCTGTGTTAAACTGTAGCACATAAGGTTGGCGAAGCGTGAGCGAACACCTTCGCCAGGCCATCACCTCTGCAGGAGAGCAATGACGACACCACAATGGCACACAATAGATAAAAATCTCAATGGAGAGATTTGGAAAAGGGTTGTCGGAGATCCCGATTTTTCTGTAAGTAATAAGGGGCGCGTGCTAAGTCATTCCAAGGTAAGTAGGCGGAAGTCGCACGGCGGCAAGACTGCTGGGTTTGCCGAAGTCCAGCTGTTGCTAAAGCCAATACCCACATCGCATGGTTACTTGAGAGTTGCTGTAACTCACTCCAAAAAACGCTTTGTTCACGATCTGGTGACACGCGCTTTTTTGGGACTTAGACCCGAGGGCTACCAAGTGAACCATATAAATGGCAGAAAGACAGATAATTGTTTAGAAAATCTTCTTTATGTGCAATCCCCTGATTATGTTGCCCCGGAACCTGCAGCGGTTGATAACAAGTATCGCGGCGGAACGGCCAAGCTTAATGTTCAGGTGGTTAGACAAATAAAAACCCGCCTTGCGGCGGGTCAGTCTGGAGCTTCCCTGGCCCGAGACTTCCACGTCTCTCAATCGAACATAAGTGCAATTAAGAATGGAAAGTCTTGGACCGATGTAACAGTCTAGACGTTAGTTGCGAACGGAGTGTTCACAATTAAACAAGTTGTATAGACCATTTTTGAAGTGGAATAAACCATATCCCAGTTACCTGCTGTTGCTAAGTTAGCATTAGTAGGATTACTAGGACCACTGAAATTAGTACCAAAAACGTGGAAACCGTAGTGGTAGTCAGTGGAGAGAACATCTTGCTTAGACAAGATGTTACGCTCGGCTTCAATGCGAAGCTCCTGTTGGACACCTTCAGCAATACACCCGCTAGATGTTAAATAGACAGGATACTGATCGGATCCACCAACGTTGAGAGTTGGCGCAATTGTGTCATCCACAATTATGCGGAGACCCATAAACCAGGCAATATCATCAGAGCGAACTCCGATTCCACCACCGCCCCACTCAATGGCCGCGCCGCTAGCGAGACTACTGGAAGAGAAGGTCAACGCACCAACCTGCTGCAGATATGCATACACGTCGCTGTGCATTGCAATGATCTTTAGCTCGTCTGAGCGTTCGCCTAGCTTGTGCTTAGCACCAACAACAGCAGCAGCTGTTAGGTAGTTGGCAGCAGTTGCACCGCTAGTACTTTGTGAAACGTCCCAGACGTTATCGGCTAGAGCTGTGTCGAACATGCCCGCAAACATGTCCACCAATGTGGTGGAACGAAGCACGTTGATGGCACCGGCCAATTGGTTGCGGATTGCAGCCATTGGATCCGAGCCTGTGCCTAGACGGGACAGGTCGTCACATGCATATGCGAAACCTCTGTGGAGGATCGGCATGATTTGCTCGTCGCCAGTGATGGCTTGAGGTGTCAAATAGCCTGCGCCACTTGTTCCCCAAGTCGCGTTCGACTGGATTCGCTCTTCTGTTGGATTGATTGGGCGGAAGAACGGAACCTGGACAGATACACCGCCGCGCTTGGCGTCGAGTGCGTTGTCACGTACAACGGCTCCAGACTGGACCCATTTGCACTGGTTATAAATTGCTTCCTGGATGTACTGAAGAAATTCAGGACGGGTAACTAAGTCGGTGAGGAATGTTCCTCCCGAATAGTTGGCCATAGGGGCGGCCATAAGCCTTGCTCCTCTTTGTTAAATAGGTGTGCCGTGGATCACCCTTAGCGTTGAGCCTCAGTTTTAAGAGCCTGCGCTAGTTCTGGGTTCTCTTTCTGTAATTGCAT